GGTGGACACAATCAAATCAAATATAAGCAAGATGGTTTGGCTTCTGTTGAGCATTCTAGGGGCCGCAGTGGGAAACATCGCGTTACACATCGCAGGCAAATAAATTGGGCCTCAAGTCGTTCAAACGTTGTCCGCAGTGCGGCTTTCAGGCAGCCAAAGAGCCGCACGAACTAACCACTGCTGAAGAAGATTTGGTGACTCTGCTTTTGCAAGGCTATTCACCGAAGCGCATATCGCTCCTGACCGGGGCCAGCTATCAGGGTGTGCGCAACGACCTTTCGGTGATTTACGCGAAGCTGGGTGTAGTAAGCGCTTTTGATCTGGTGGCTCAGGCGTTTAAGCAAGGGGCGTTAGACCTTTGGCAGTACGAGGACAGACGGAAGCGAGCATGAGGAGCAAGCGGGAGTTGATCGCAATCCGCGCAGCAGAGAGGCTCGCTGAAGCTCTGGCCAAAGCGAACGGCTCGGATTGCGCTGCCCTACTTCTGACCGTAGCGATCCTGCAGGCGGAAGAGGAACTGGGTTTGGAGCGCGCGAATAACGCAGTCGTGATGTGCCAGCCGCTCAAGGTGATTCTGAACGGGCATGGAGTCGAGATTACGCCGCGGGGCGACGATGGGCCCAGGAAAGAGAGCGACTAATGGCGGACTTTGACGTGGCGTTTAACTGGATGATGGATGCAGAGGACCGCTCGAGGAAGTACGCCGTGGTTCCCGACTATCCGCCCGGCTCCCATGCCATCTCAGGAATCAATTCGAGCAGCTTTCCGGGTGCATATCAGGCCATTGCTGCCTTGCCTCAATCGACGCGCGGGCCAGCGATCGAGAACTTCTACCGCACGAGTTTCTGGAACCAGTGGTTTTCGCAACTCACATCTGACGAACTGGCAAAGCGCGTCTTCGACATGGCTGTTAACGGAGGGCCTGGAACTGCGGTCAAGCTGCTTCAGGAAGCCATCGGAGATTGCGGGCAGACCGTATCGATCGATGGGAAGTGGGGCCCGAACACGGTAGCCGCGGCCAACGCCTGCACTGAATCAGAGATTGTTCTGGCATTCAAGGCGGCACGCGCGCAGCGCTATAGAGACATTGTCGAGCGGAACCCCGCTGAATCCGGATTCCTTGATGCTTGGCTGACCAGGGCGGCAGCCTGAAAGAGAGAACGCATGAACGAATTCTTGCAGGCTATTGGTCATCTCGGCGCAACCGTTGCCAACAACCTCTCAACACATCTGGCGGCTGAGGGCGGAGTGGGGGTTCTACTCTTTGGCGTGTTCGTTCATACGATGCCCCCGCAGCTGCCTTCGAGCCTTCAAGAATACTGGACATGGGTGCGCGATGCATTGCAGACCGCGCTGCCCGTCCGCCGCCCTTAACTGCCGGGAGGACCGGCGCAACCCAAGACAGGAGCTTAAATGAAACGCTTCCTACAAAAATTCTGGGCGCGCATGTATCTGCGTTGGAGCGGCGTGTGCCTGAAACACCTTCAGGAGAAGCAGCCTTACACGCTGGACGGGGAGACGATCCACGAGCTTTGCCCATCCTGCGAATCGGAGCGCCAAATGCTGTCTATGTTCGCAAAGCAGAAGGCAGCAGGATTTCTGCGGAAGGATATGGGCCTAGAACCTCCCTCGATGCCAGTACAGAACATGCAGTGCCAAACTCAGTCAACGAAAGGTTGGAATTAGCGATGATCACATTCAAGAGCGTAGGCCACTTCTTTGCGACAGTCTTTCAGAAGGTTGTTGCCGATCTGCCCAAGGTGCAGGCCACTGAGGGCGTTGTTGAAACCGTAAGCGCAGCCATCCCGGTCTACGGACCGCTGGCCGTGCCGATTGAAAAGGCAGGCTATGCCGTGCTGGGCGAGCTGGCGGCCGTACTCACTGCTGGGGGCGCCGCGGCTGAGGCAAAGCTGGCCGACGCCGGCCTCGACACCAACGTCATCGCCACGGTGAAGGATCTGGCGAGCAAGGGCATTCCCTCGCTGCTTTCACTGATCAAGGCTCTGTAGGGTTTGGGAAATGGGGTGTGGAGAATATCCATGCCCCTCTTTTTATCTACACGCCCGTAGCTCAGTTGCGGAAGGTATCCCACGTATAGGTTCTTTGGGAGAGCACCAAAGATTTAGGGAGAGGATACGCTAGGTAGAGCACTCAGTTTTAACTGATAGGTCGCAGGTTCGAGTCCTGCCGGGCGTGCCAAAACATTGGAGAAAGCCATGATTCGCGCAACCTCAGCCGCGCTGCTGCTCTTCCTGCTTGCCCTTATCGGCATGACGCTCTGGATTGGCATGGCGGTGCATGGGCTGATCATGCATCTCGACGGAGCAGTGACGCGAGCAGAGGCCATCGAAACCAAGGCCAATGCCACGCTGGTCAACCTCGACAAGGGAACGGCTGTCTGGGCAGCAAGCGCCAAAGATCAGGCAGGCGCGGTTCAGGAGCTCGCCAAAGATGCGCATGGCACGCTCTCGCAGGCCAATACGGCCTTACAGGGCGTTTCCGGGGTTGCTCAGCATGTCCAGGGAACAGCGGACGCAGCCACGGGCCTGCTAGCCTCCACACGTACGACTACAGACCAACTGCCGAAGACTCTCACGGCACTAAATGGAGCAATCGGCAACATCGGGGATTTGGCAGGCACAGGGAACGACAGCCTCAACCAGTTCAATTCCCTGATGAGTCGCAAGAGCCTAACTGACGCCATCGATCATATCAACGGAATGACGGCATCAGGAGACGCCATACTTGGCGATGCACGGAAAGTTTCAGACAAAGCTACAGGCGATTACTTGAGTACGAAGCCCTGGTATCGGAAGGTGGGCAGATATGCTTCAGACGCCTTTGATTACGGAGCGCTGTTCGCACGACACACGCCCTAGAAAGGAGAACGGAACGCCAGAGCACGAGAGGCCGGGACGCTATGTCTCGGCCTTTTCTATTTCCTCGAATGGGCAGTTTGTTCCATGTTGCGCAAACCATGTGCGGTCCCAAGGGGGCAGACCTCGCTTCTCTGGAAGCAGATGTTGCATACACAGGCGGCACCAATCGCCGTAGGGAATCTCAATTTCCGCAGCAGCCGCAATAGTCCTGATGCCTCTCCCCCTCCGTGACAGGTAGTCTCACTGCTCCCTATCCAGCCAGTAGCCCTTCTTCGTTTTCTTCAGGCCCTCTCGAATAAACCGCTGTATGACGGTACTCCGTGCTTCGCCGAGAGACTCAGCGTATTTGTCGAGCTTCGCTAGCAGGTCCGCATCGATAGAAATGCTGAACGCCGCCTTGGTTGGCTTCATCATGCCCACGATTATAAGACCGCTGCGATACTATGTGAAAAAATAATAGGTAATCACATAGATTCCTCTTGCATTGGACTAAAGTTTGCGCTACAAGATATTGCAACGTCATAAGCAGGTTACTTTTGGGGCCTGTCTTTGGGATCGAGTTCCTGCTCCATGACGCGGGCCAAGCAGTGCCGGATGGTGTTGGTGATGTCCAGCCCAAATTTCACGGCCAGCTTTTCCAGAGCCTTGTATTGCGCAACTGACAAACCCAAATTGATCCGTTTCGCTTTCATTGTGCGTAGCTTACCTGCGCAACGATGCACGTGCCTGTGACTCGTTTGCACACTTGCGCGTTCAACATGTGCATAACAAGCGCACAAAGGTTGTACTCAATAGACCACACTTCCTTGCCTTGGAGTGTTATGGTTACTTCGTCCCGACCTCAGGCCGGAAATCCCCAAGCGGTTCAGCACACACTGAATCACGTGAGCTGTCCTGTGTGCGAAAAGTTCAGGGCCCCAACCATGCTCGTTGTTACTCTGCCCTTTGATGCTGCATCCGAGATTTGGCTTAAATCACACAGTCAGTACATCCAACCATCATCCCTGCGAGTATACGAGCAGCACCGCAAAAGCCTCGCTAACTTCTTTGGTCAGCTTACGCTCGACAAGTTCCACATCGGCAATCTGAGGGCCTACCAGGAATGGCGGGGCGCAAAGGTCTGCGCCGAGACGGTCAACTCGGAGATCGGCAACGTCCTGATTCCGATTCTGGCTGAAGTGGAGATCTGGGATCGCTTTGCCAAGATTTACAGAACCTTGCCGGTAACACAAAGACGTGTCCGCCAGAGCCTCACCGAAGACGAGATGCGGCGCTTGATTGCCGTGGCGCTCGATGCGTCGAAGTCCCGAAGACTCTTGGCAGGGCATTGTCTGCTGGTCATGGCCAATACCGGCATGGGGTTTGGCGAGCTCCGTCACTTGAGGCGCAGAGATGTGATTCTGAATGAGAAGGAGCCTTTTGTCGCCGTGAACGAAGGGCTGAAAAACCCCTACAGAATGAGGACCATAGCGCTTAACTGGATTGCGCTCCGGTCGATGCGCTGGATTGTGAAGCGATCGGAAGATTTAGGCGGCGGCGATCCGGATTTCTACGTGCTCCCTCATCTGGCCCGGAGAGAACCAGGCGACCGCGACAAGAAAAAGAAGTCTACTCCGATCTTTACCGAGCCCATGAGCACCATCTGGAATGCGGCCCGCAAGATACTCGATGAGGCAGGCTTAGAGAGCATGGACCCCTACGACATGCGCAGCCACTTCGCTACCAAGATCATGGAAGACCCCGACATTTCAGAGACACAGGCAGGGGAGTGGATCGGCCACAGCAAGGTTGCGCACGAGATGAACCGCAGGTACTTCGCGCCCAAAATGCGCAAGATGGTCAAGGCTGTGGAAAGATTGGCCGTCGATCCCGAGCCCGCGTTGAAACTGTTCATGATCCCGGGCAGAAAATGATCTGAAGATTTCTCTTGACTCCTACTGTGGTCGCGACTAGAGTAGTGTAGTACAGGGAGAGAAGAGATGGATATTCTCACGAAGAAAACGATGAATCACGCTATTTGGCACCTTTCGCAGGAGCAGGCCAAGGTCAGGACTTCGGCTGACTGGAATGATCTTGAGTCAGCAAAACATATCCTCCGCTCACTCCGCGACAATGGCGAAGTTTACCTGCACTCCAAGGCCATGCAAGTTGTAGAGTGGGCATTTCCCGAGCGGAGGGCGGATGGCACAACCGCTAAATAACGAGCAAGCAATGCGGCGTTTGATTAACCTTCAGCGCAAGCGCATCGCAGAGTTAACAGAGGAGCGCGATCGGCAGTACGAATTCAACGCAGGCCAGATCGCCAAAAACGCGCAGCTACAGAAAGAAATCGATAAAGGCGATTTGCTCTCAAGAGAGTATGTTCGAGTTTCAGCCGACAGGGAGAAGCTGAAGCGCCAACTATCTGCATTCAACTCTGGTGGATTTGCCGATGCCGATGCTCTGGCCGAGAAGTATCTAGACCTCAAAGCGGAGAACGACAAGCTGAAAATCGCCCTTGCTGATATTCAAGAGATCGCTGAACGTGAAACCAGCAACGAATCTGCGCTGCTCACTGAGATTACTCAATGCTCGATGGACGCGCTAGCTAGCATCCCCAGCGGGAAAGCGGGAAGGGTGAGATGAAGATACCGGAAAATTTGAAGCAGCGCAGGGTAGACGTTTCCAATTTGCGATTTTATTCGCTACTGTTTCGTGAAAAACATTGGGAAACAGATGTGCTGCATTGGACTGTCTTTGCGCAAACACTAGATGAAATAGCTTCTAGAGTTGAGCATGATGCTGAGCGCATGGCCGATCTGCAGGCGGGAATAGACAAGCACATCGAACAATGCCCGAGTTGCCTCGCCGATGTTCGGGACTGCACTTGCAAGATGTAATTCCAACTTTTCCACTTGACAACCAACCAACGTCGCGACTAAGGTGGCTGCACATGAAAAAAATCATTCGGTACGAGCACAAATGCAAGCGGTGCGAAATGACATTCGTGTCTCGCATGCAGAAGCCGAAGTGGTGCGGCAAGTGCAAATCGGCATCGTGGGACGTGAAGCCCCAGCCGAAAGTTCAGGCCCAAGAGTCACAGCACGCAGCATAACGGACGTAATCAGTATCCAAGGGCGAGTAATCAGTTACTCGGGGCGGGGCGGGAATCGGTTTCGTTACCATAAACGACAACCTGCACACGGTACACACTTATCCCCCCTGCCATCAATGAGTAATCGGTTCCTCGCCAGAAACAGAGGCGAGTATGAACGACGGACTCCACAAACAACTAGAGGCCAACAGCTACAGAAGCTGGTTCTTCACCCCTGAGGAGCGGCAAGCTGCTCGTGATGTAGGGCGGGAGCTGGTCTGGGCAGTGATCTGGATGGGCATTGGGGCGCTGCTCCTGTTAGGGGTGATGGCATGAACCCCCTCTTTGCGATCGGCGGCATGTTTCTCGTGGCAGGGCTCGTGATGGCCCGCGGCTACCGGGACGTATCGATTCACCGGACGCCCCGGCCTGAAGTCGACAACACCCGCCAGCAGTATGTAGTGGGCAACTGGTTTATCGGCTTAACCGTGGCACTGGTGGTGTGCTCTCTCGTGGTATGGGCGGTGAAGTGATGCGGAGATTTGAGTTTCTAAGCGAGCCATTTCTTGAAGCCATGAATGACATTGGCCGCTACGGGTTCGAGAAATATAGGGAGCAGAGCTTTCAGGCCCGTGCACTCAGCGGCGATCGGTCACGCGGCCCTCTCTATCGCTGCCAGTCTGAGAGCATCCTTTGCCACTCTAATGAGCACTGCCAAGCCTATCTGCGCAACGAGAAGCACGACCATTTTGGAACGCGCAAGCACCAACTGGCGGCAGCTGCTTTCAACGCGATGATGGAGTTTTACTTCGCCGCGCTCGACGACGAAAAGGCAGGCGAGTGATGGCGCAACCGATCTTCTCTCTCAACGACTTCGTAGACGCGCTGCCTGTCGAGAATCTGGAGCAGGCCATCGACGACGCCGAAGCCGAGCACATGGGCATCGGCATGGCCCTCGACATTCTGGGCGAAGAGATGCAAAAGCTGATCAGCCGTCAGAACGTATCCCGCGCCAAACTGATGGCCCTCAGGGCAAAGAGGAGGCTCTAAATGCACTGGCACAACTGCACCGACTGCGGACAGACGCTCAACGAGTTCGACAAGAACCTCCAGGGCAAGCCTGTGCTGATCTACGACGATGGCGGATGGTTCTGCCGTGAGTGCTGGAAAAAGATGGATGCCGAACGCAACGAACCGGAGGCGGCTTAATGTTTGACCCCCACTGTTACGAACTTGCTGAATCGTTTCTCTGCGAGGAACCAGAGGAACTGCAAACCGAACAGAACAAAGCTCGCATCGCACAGCGCATTCAGGACTGCATTGAAGACGAGATTGAGTGCATCAAGCAGGACTTGGACGATGCGCGAGAAGCAGCCAAAGATGAGTACAACGAAAACGACGATCCCCGCTTTGGCAAACACCGCGATGAATGGCGGCATGAAGCCGCAGAAGCGCAGAGGTTAAAGTGACCACATCTCTAGCACCGAAGCCCCAGCTTGACCCCGAGTTTGCGCAGCCCACTGCGATGATTCCTGCGACTCCCATGGGCCTGCTTCAACTGGCCCTCGAGAAGGAAGCCAACATCGATGTAATTGAGCGCCTGGCAAAGCTGCAGCGTGAAGAGCGGGAAGCCGCTGCTAAGGTTGCGTTTGAGGAGTCGATGACGCGCTGCCAGAGGCGCATGCGGCGCATCTCGGCCGACGCGACCAATCCTCAGACGCGTTCCAAGTACGCCAGCTACGCGCAACTCGACCGTGAGATTCGGCCGATCTTCACCGATGAGGGGTTTGCGCTGTCATTCGGCACAGGAGAAGCCACGCTACCCGACATGATCCTCGTTACCTGCCACGTCTCCCACTCTCAGGGCTACGGGCGTGAGTACCAGATTCCCATGCCGGCCGATGGCAAGGGCGCCAAGGGCGGCGACGTGATGACCAAGACACATGCCACTGGCGCCGCCGTCACGTATGGGATGCGCTATCTGCTCAAGATGATCTTCAACGTTGCGATCGGGGAAGACGACAACGACGGCAACGGCCCTGCTGTAGCGATCACAGAGAAGCAGGAAGCAGAGCTGCTCGACTATGCCGACGCGCTCAGGCAGTGCGACACCCTGCCACAACTCAAGGCCATCTTCGCGGACGCTTACAAGTTCGCTGGCGCCGTGAGTCCGCAGGCAAAGACGAACATGGCCCGCGTTTACGAGGAATGTAAGCGGAGGTTCCTGAAATGAGAGTCGTTTGCACACAACAACACACACATGAGTGGCATCAGGCGCGGTTGGGAATCTGGACAGCGTCTCGTGCGGCTGACGGGATGGCAAAGCTGGGCAGGGCTTCCAAGAATGGCGTCAAGGGTGATTGGGCGCAGAAGCACTGGGATTACGTGGGAGAACTAGCCTGGGAACGCATTACCGGAGTTCCCTTCCCGCACCACGTCACCGACGCGATGGAAGCAGGGAATCAGTACGAGCCGATCGCACGAATTGAATATTGGCAGCGCACTGGCATAGAGGTCGAGGAAACAGGCTTAGTCCTGCACCCGACGCTCAACTACATTGCAAGCTCACCAGATGGGCTAGTGGGCAACGATGGCGGGATCGAGATTAAGATCCTCGTCCTCGATAACTTCCTCGACCTTCTCTATGCCGACAAAATCCCAGAAAAGTACTACCCGCAGATGTATACGAACATGCTATGCTGCGGCCGCGACTGGTGGGAATTCGTAGCCTTCTGCCCCGGAGACGAGAGCCAGCCAGACCTGGCACAAGCGCTGCCGGATGAATTCAGGCTCTACCGCAAGCGGCTCATGGCCGATCCTGCCAAGTTCGCAGAGATCGAGGAAGCCGCTACGGTGACCATGCAGCACGTAGCAGAGCGCATGGAGACGCTGAGGCGGATGTATCCAAGCAAGGGCCAGCCAAAGAGCAAATTCAACGTCGATCTGGAGCGCAGCGTACATGCTCTGGAAGCTTCCGAGGACATCTTGCGGGACTTCGATGAGTACGTGATGGGAGAGACGGCGTGAGCGAGTCTTTGACAGCGAAAGTTAGGCGCACTCATTCGCCAATAAATAGGCTGGCGGCTTCGGTCATAGGTCCGGGCATACGCTACGAAGAGACCTTTGTTCCAAAGAATGAAATCGTCAGCATGGAGCCTTTGCCAATACGTCCATACCCTCAGTTTTCGAACCCTGACGATAATATCGCGGGGCGAAAGTTTGGCAGATTCACAGCCATTGGCCTTTCCACAACGACTAATTCATGGGTTGTGAAATGCGCGTGCGGACGTTATTGCTACCGCAAGGCAAAGGTGCTCAAGAAGACGGAGCTTGAGGGCAAGATGACCGTCATGTGTCCTCATTGCGCGAATGTCGACAGCCGCAAAAATGGAGAAGGTAAAAGAAGAGACCTTGTTGTATCCAGATTACATGCAGCGGCTCTGCCCATGTACCGCGCGTTGGAGCGAATACTCCAGATTGGCGTTACCACATCGACGCGAAGACAGGCCCTTGATGCGCTAGCAGTTGCCAACGGAAGCCTTGACCGATCTGAACTGCCGGATATGGAGAAGCTCGCATGAAGCGCACACCCCTCCGCAGATACACGCCTTTGCGCCCTCGCAAGAGAAGCCGCGTGGAAGTCTTCATCGGCAAAGTGAGCGGCAAGGTCCGTCTTCGCGGCAAGGCCCTCGCAGACCTCCGCTATCACCGCTGGATGCTCGACATGTGCAGGTGTGTGGTGTGTGGCGTGAGGACGCACTGGAAGGCGAAATACGATGGCGATCCGCTGGCTTTCGACCTTGCGCATGTAACGAGCCGGGGAGCAAGCGGGGGCGACACGCTAGAGAACACGAGAACGAAATGTCACTCCTGCCATATGGCGGAGCATGCGAAAGGGAGCAGATGAGTGTAGCAATCGAGCTTTATAAGCAGGACGGGACAGCTACAGGAATCTTCTACTGCTCTGAATGCCGGGCAATATTTCCGAATCAAGAGCAAGCGCAAGGGTGCCACGGTGAGCGCATCTGCGGGTGTGGCGGCAAGATAGAACGCTATTACGGCGAGTGTTTCGCGTGCCGCGACAAGCGATGGAAGGAAGAACAGGACGTCAAGGAACGTGAGCGGTTCGAGAAGGCCTATAAGGTGAGTTACGCCGATTACAAAGGCGGCATGATTTATCACGGAGACCACTATTTTGACGATCTCGAAGCGCTGGAAGATCACCTGTTTGATCTGCCCCTGCCTGAGTATGTGTGGGCTTGCAAAGACGTAGGAGTGCCCAAGGCAAACAGCGACAGTATCGTAGAAAACCTACTCGAAAACATGTGGGAAGATGCTGACCACAACGACTTAAACGGCCTTGAAGCTCTGGATGCGGCTATCGAAGCATTCAACGCTGCCAACGAGTCGATCAACGTGTGGCAGCCAGACTATAGTACCGCAATTCTATTGTCTGCCAGCGAGCGGGCACAGGCACGTGCCTAGATGAACTGATGTAGGGAACAGATTGTTGGGTTGTACGGGCAAGGGGAAAATTTGAGCAAGCTGCCGGCTATTCAATTCTATCCAGGAGACTGGCGCAAAGACGTCGGTGTGCAGAGCCTCAGCTTTCATGATCGAGGGGTTTGGTTCGAGATGTTGATGCTCATGCATGAGTCCGAAAATCGCGGTTTGCTTATCCTAAATGGCGCTCCAATGGAGGAGGAAGCCCTTGCTCGACTCCTCGGTTTGAATAAGCAAGTCTTAGGCAAAACTCTGGCCCGGCTGCTCTCTACAGGTGTCGCAGGACGCGATGAACAAACCGGCGCGCTGATGTCCCGGCGCATGGTGCGCGACGAATACATCCGACAGGTAAGAACGACAGCCGGCAAGAATGGCGGCAACCCTGTTTTGGTTAAGCAAAACGAGGACAAATCTCCAGATTTGGTTAACCAAATTCCAACCACTGGGGATAAGCAAAAATCAACCCCTTCATCTTCATCTTCACTTTCAACTACAAAACCCGAAAAACAAAAGCGCGCGCCTTCGGCTTTTTCTCTGCCTCCCTGGATTTCTCAGGTCACGTGGGACGGATTCGAGGAAACGCGCCGGCGTATGCGCAAACCGATGACGGACGCGGCGCGTGCGCTGATTATCAAGCGCCTGGACAAGTTCCGGCAGGATGGGCAAGACCCCGAGGCAATGGTGGAGAACGCAATCGCACACGGCTGGATAAGCGTATGGCCAATCGAGGAGGGCCGCAATGGAACCGAAGTCAATCGATCAGGGAAAGATTACCAAGGCAATTCGAGCAATGGCGACGATGCGGGCAGCGAAGATCGATCAGGACTCTTTGAGGCTCTATACGGCAAGACTGGTTAAGGAAAACGCCGGCGACGTCATCTGCGCGCTGCAGAAACTCGCAGAAATGCCGCGGGAGAACTTTGAAACCGCGATGCCTGACCTTGCAACAATCCTAGCCCTCGTCAGCGCAGAGGGAGTATCGCGCCAGAACCGCTCCGAGGCCGCGCGATCACAGCGCCTGGTGCTCTGGGAGTGTCCGGACTGCGGGACGCGGCTATCAGGCTTCCCGAGCGCCGGCCAATCCCTGGAGCGCAGATGCAACGGCATCCCCAAAGACAACCGCACCGACGTCAATGCGCAAGGGCAGAGAATCTGCGGCGCGCGCCTCAAGGTCGTGTTGGACGACAACGGAGGAGCCGACACCGGCCCGCTTGAGCAGTGGCATGCGCCAGATTGGGTGACCCGATGAGCCCCCTATCCGCAGTGAAGCGCCCCCGGTTTCTCCTGCCGCGTATCTGGGTGAATCGCAATTTGCTTTTGGCCTGCCTGTTCGGACTTTCGATGTGGGCCCTGGCGATTTGGCTGATTGGCAGGGCGTTTGGCATTTGGTGCGTGGTGAAAGAGGCGCTATGAAGCCGGTTTGCTACGACTTGTTTTGCGGGCTTGGCGGCTGGACGGAAGGCTTTCTCGCTGAAGGCTACGAGTGCATCGGTTTTGACATCGAAGCCCACGACTACGGGACAGGCGGCTATCCCGGCAAGCTGGTGCTTAGGGACATTCGCTCCATCCATGGCTCGGAACTAAAGGACGCAACGGTGATCGTAGCCTCTCCTCCCTGCCAGGCGTATTCGTACCGCGCAATGCCGTGGAAGCGTGCCAAAGCTCTCCCGCCGCCCGACAATACGCTGTTTAACGAGTGTTTCAGGATTCAGCGCGAAGCATCGGAAGCGGCCGGTCATCACATCCCGCTGATCGTGGAGAATGTTCGGGGAGCTCAGAAGTGGGTAGGTCGTGCCAGATGGAACTACGGCAGCTTCTACCTGTGGGGAGATGTGCCGGCGCTGATGCCGATGACGGTTGCTCGGCAGAAGTTCAATCCTGACGGAACAAATCACGGTCAGGGCTCATGGTTCGCAATCGCAGACAGCAAGAATCGAGGAGCGAACTCGGTGCGTGGATGCACTTGCCTCAAGGATGGCGAGTGCGACTGCCAGAATCCAGACGGAAACCCTCGCATGATTTCAAACGAGTGCCCTGTTCACAACTGGGAGCAATATCCAAATCTCGAGTTTGGGTCGAAGACCAGCGCGAGAAAGCGTGCCAGCGCCATGATCGCCAAGATCCCCTTTCCGCTCTCTCAGCACATTGCCAGGTGCTTCAAGCCGGAAATGAGGGCCACAACATGAACGTAGCCGAGCTGGTCCACATCCCCATCGATCGCTGCTACATCTGCCCTGATTGTCACTGCGTTATCTCAAGCGCAGTGCTTTGTCCATGCGGGAATCCGTATCAGTTGCAGAGCTTGGGAATGATTCTGAACAGGCGGAAAGAGGAGCGCAAGTGAGCGAGCGCGAGAGTCCGTGGGCATGGAATGACGACAATAGCCGATCGGCTCAGGTGCAGGTGCCGACGCATCGCCTCGTGGCCGAGCGAGACGAGTACATGGCCGCGAAGCGCGCGAAGCCGACCAAGGTTGCCATCAGCAAGCCGTGCAGAGAAGAGCGTCACAAGGCGTGCTTGGGAGGCAGATGCATGTGCGCCTGCCATTATGCGGAGGTCAAGTGAGCGAAACCGGCAATGTAACAGCTCCCATCCTCGCAGCGCTGACCAAGGCGGGGTACTTCTGTATGCGACTTAACTCGGGCATGGCGAAGATCGGCAGGCACTATGTGAAGCTCTGCCCCAAAGGGACGGCCGACATTCTTCTCTGCCCCCCTTTCCAGCCCTGCGTGTGGATCGAAACCAAGACAGAGAAGGGCCACACCAATCCGGAGCAGGTGAAGGCTCAAGCAGAATTTGCTTTCAGAGTGGAAGCGCTGGGCCATTCCTACCTACGCGCAACCAAACTGGATGACGTGCTAGCTGTGCTGAATTCAAGGAAAGAGGCCCTGTGAGCGCTGCTACGACGCAAGCCTGGAAGCGGAGCCACGCTGAGTATGTCCGCAAGGTCAATCGGGCCTACATGCGCCAGCAACGCCGTGAAGCGGGTATGGCTGAGAGAGATCTGGACTGGGGAATTCAGCAAGCCTTTGCAGAGAGGTTTGGCGTTGCCCGAAAGATCATCCGCAAGGTCGGTACACGCCAGTTGTGCCTGTGTCGATTGGACGAGGCTCGCAGGATCTTGCTACATGCGGTAAAAGCTGAGAGTGTTGCAGGAAAAAAAGCCAACGCTGCCGTGAATCAGAAGCGGAAGGCAGCATGACTCTGGTGATCTGGCACCACATAGACGGGTGGTTTCCTCAGTTGAGGGCCGCTTGGAAAGCCGGGAGAGCGTTGTGGAACAGGAGAGGGTGATGAGCATTGAATGTGGGGAATGTGAAATGGATTTGCGCGGAGGGCATGATAAGTCGTGTTCTCGCTGGAAGGCTTTCATATCGGACTCATGCGCCAGTAATAGGCACGAGTATTGTGAGGATGAACTTCGCAACGACGAGTGTGACATTCAGTGTGATTGCGCCTGCCATAACAATCCCGAACAACCGGAATTGGCGTAATCCGGGCTCCGGCTTGGAAGAGATGGAGGAGAAGGTGAGCGAACCGAAGCGGATTCAGCGTAAACGCGGCAAGGGATGGAAGATGCCGGAAGGCGCTGTCTACGTGGGCAGGCCGACACGATTTGGCAATAACTTCACGGTCGCTGAATATGGGCGCGATCTTGCAGTATTCAACTTCCGCCAGCGCATGAGAAATATGGCGCTTATCAATCCATCGTTCTTTGATGCGATTCGCGGCAAAGACTTAGCTTGCTGGTGCCCTCTTGACCAGCCATGCCATGCAGACGTGTTGCTCAAAATCGCCAATGCTAAAGAGGAGCCACCCCATGACCCCCAAGGATGAGATGGAACTGAGGCCGTGTCCGTTTTGTGGCAGCGAAGCGCGGTGGGCCGCTACTTGTGGCGGCGACGACAGTTGGGAGATTCAGTGCTCTAACGTGGACTGCTGCATAGTCCTATTTGCAGGCGCATCGGCGGAAGAAACATGCAGATCATGGAACACGCGGGTGCCCCAATGATCCTCCCCAGAGAAGCACTGCAATTGATCGCCATGATGGGCGAGGTTTGCAAGCGCGACGATCCGTTCTATGAAGCGGGGAAGATGCGCGGATTGCTGCACTCCGCCGTCCATCTCTACCTTCAGGCGCACTCGCCAGCGAGCGACTTTGATGTGGAGGAGATGTACGTGGTGACGCATGAGGCGTTTGAAAGAAGGGTACGGACTGGAGCTGCAATTGTGAGCAAAATAGGAGCGGGATGCATCATTGTGCTCGGCGCGATGTACTTTATTTTCCTCATCGCAGATGTGGTTCTGATGATTCTTTTTGTGGTCGGGAAGAGGTGAGACGGTGACACAGGATGAAGAGTTTGTGAGGGAGCACTGGAAGCACATAAGTTACCACGAGCCATTTGTGCGCATTGATCAGATTGAGGCGGATCATTACGACGACAGAACTTGTGTCGGCTGGGAGGACGCGGCAGCCTTTACCAGAGAGCGGCTGGAGCAGATACGGCAGCTGGAAGCAGATGTCGCGCTGGTAGATGGGATATTTAAAAGCGCGGTGCGGATCGTTAAGGGCCAGATTAACTACGACCATTACATCAGCTTTGTTCCCGAGCAGGTGGTTGAGTGCGTAAGGCTCCAGCGCATCCTCGCCCGCGAACAAGCAGTCTTGTCTGATCTGAAGCGGGGCATGATCGGAGGCGACGATGGGAAGCGGGAAGGGTGAGGGGATGAAGGTGCCGGAAGATTTGTTTCTAGTCCACGCAGGCTACGAAACGGTCGTGGAGCGCACAGGCGAGGATGACCGAGAGCATGTAGATGCATCTCTAATCGTTGAACTCATCGAGCGCATAGCCGAGTTGGAGGCAGACAGAGATGAGATGAAGCGCCAGCGCGACATTCTGCTGGAAACAGACATTCACAAGACTCTGGCCGCGCTGAAGCTGGAGAATGAGCGGCTGAAGGCTGCAGCGTGGGCGGTCCTAGAAGACGACGATTGCGACTCTTGTGACGGCGAATGTGGCAACCAGACTTGTGCTTATCAGAGGCTCAGAGAAGCACTCGCAGACATCGGAGATACCTCGAAGGAGATGGAATGATCGCGATAATTCTGGTGCTAACTGTGTGGAATTGGATAGGTATGTGGAGTCTGCATGGGAAGGTGGATGCCATTCGGAAAGCGCAGCTCGCAGCCCCACCAGAGGCCCATCATGAAGGGTAGCCTGATCTGTTCCTGCGGATCTGTGGCCCTTTGGTATGTAGGATCTGAGGGGTTCTGCCGTGCTCACAAAGCCGAGGCTTACGAAGCTGCAGCACGCGACAAGAGGCTCCAGCAATCGATCGCCGGCCTTCTGGCTCTCGACCACCAGCGCAAATGTAAAGACGAGCACGAAATGGCGACAAGGAGCCACAGATGAGCGGCAGGCTAATAAAACTGGAAATCCGCGAAGTGATGAACATTCAGCAAGCCTCTGATTATCTTGGCCTTTCACCAGACACGCTCTACAAATATGCGAATGATAACTTGGTGCCAGCATTCAAGTTCGGCAACCGCTGGAGATTCAAAAAGTCGTGCTTAGATGCATGGATGGAGAAAATCTCCATGATCGGCACGCTTAAATGACATATCAAAGCTATTGACAGCCTAAAAAATATGTCTATACTCTCACCCGTCAATCCACCAGCAGTCTGCTTTAGGGACCCGAGGGCCCATCTGCTCGGCCTGCTGCAAGACCAAGAGTTTTCCTTTCTCAAAATGAGCAATCAAGACCTCGTAAAGCACATTTACGGTCATACGGCGAAGTTCGGCTGGGTGCAGAAGCGCATCGCACAACACGCGTCTTTTGTGTGGATTGTCTACGGCGAAACATTCCGAGACGCGACATACGCTGAAGCTGCTGCCATGCGCATCGAACAGGCCAAGCAGGAGCAAGGCCTCGTTTACTTTGTTGAGGGCAAAAACGGAGAGATGATCGCCAAGTCCTACTTCGCAGAGCTGCCCTCTTTTCACGTGGAATGGTCGACAGTCCCACAGCAAACCCTTGCAAGAAAAGGCTATGCTTTGATCCGCCAAGCGCAGGAATTCGCTGCTGCTCAGTAGAAACCATGCCAGCAATCAATTGGACTCCTGAGTTAGAAGCAAGCGTGCTCTCGTTGATCGAAGCAGGCAGCCCATTACGCGCAACTGCAGAGAAAAACGGCATTTCAGCCTCAGCGATTATCAGGCAAGTGCAAGCAAGTGAAGACTTTGCAAAACGATACGCGCGCGCGAAAGAAATACAGGTCGAGCAGCTTGCTGATGAATTGCTGACGATCGCAGACAGCGCAGATGCAGAGACCTACAATGCATCGAGACTCCAGGTCGACACGCGCAAGTGGTTGCTTTCAAAGCTGATCCCAAAGAAATACGGCGACAAGAGTCCAGGGGATAGCCCCGACAATCCTCTGCATGTAGGCCTGCAAGTCATCACATCCGTACCACGTCCGAAGCAAGGAGAATAGGCATGCCGGCATACGCAGCAGGACAGGCGCAAGCAATCACCCCGGGCGACTTGGTAACTCTTTCGTCTGCAGCACTTTCGGGTCTGAAAACTATTGCTGTGGCGTATGGTCCGAGTGGCGATGAAGCCTCGAATCTGCTGGTGATTGCCAATGAATCGGCCGTGGCTTTGACGGTCCAGTATGCGCGCAAGGATGTGGAAGCAAGCTATCAGGCTTACAGCTATCTCGGCACAGCGGTTACGGTTGCAGCCAATACAGCAGTGAGCTTTCCTGCAGCGCTCGGGTTCTATCGCGTGCTCGCAGCGTCCGATCCTGGCGCAACGACGATTACCATCGCACGATAGGCGTATATACGATGACCATGATTTCGCTAAAAGTAAGCCCTGAAATGCTGGAGCGTATAGACGCTGAGGCAGAGTTGTGCGGCATGACGCGCACAGCTCTGCTGCTTAAGCCGTGGAGCGAAGAGCCCGTACGCGGGCAGCCTGCTTGGGATACTCGAGACTATTCGCAAATGCGCTATGCGGGAATCAACCGCACTTCGCGCCCCGCGCACGCTGTCGACTGCAAGTGCTGGACCTGTAGACCACCCAAGGCTGATGCCTGAACAGCGCACCATACAAGACATCCGATCTGGCCCTGATCGTTTCGTCTTTGACATGCGCGATGTCTACGACCCGTATCCGTTCCAGCGCGAGTTCCATGCTTCACCAGCGCCCTACGGGTTTCTAGGTGGCGCAGCCGGGCCGGGCAAGACAGCGGCAGGCCTGATGGAACAGTTTCACGCCTGCAATGCCTTCAACCTCGAGGACGGGCCAAAGGTTCACACGCTCAGCCTGCGCCGAACCTACCCGAAGCTCGAGGCCACCGTCATCACCCGCTTTCGTGAGCTGTTTCCGAAAGAGCTCTACTCGAAGTTCAACGAGACCAAGAGCGAGGTCATCTGGAAGAACGGGGCGACAACCAAGTTCGGCTCCATGCAGTACGACTACAACGCATGGGACTATCAAGGTCAGTGGCTTCAGATCTATTATGACGAGCTCTGCGAATTCACCTTCAAGCAGTGGATGGCGACTTCAGCCTGGAACCGCTGCCCGGTCTCGAGGCAGGTTCGCAAGTTCGGCTCAGGCAATCCGATCGGTATTGGAGCGGTGTGGGTCGAAGATGTCTTTGTGAAGCATGTGCCATGCATGGAGATGGACGCTTCGCAGAAGAAAAGCTACTGCCCCGAAGACTATCCCTACTTCGAAGCCACGTACCTCGACAATCCGGTCTATGCCAACGATCCGGTATTCCTCAAGAACCTTGAAGCCTACCCCGAGGCAATGCGCGATGCGCTGAAGTTTGCCAAGTGGGGCGCAGCAGGCGGATATTTCCGGGGCGTCTGGGATGAGAGCGTTCATGTCTTTCCGGCGCACACGCTCGAGATCAAGCCCTGGTGGAAGCAGTGGATTTCAGGCAACTGGGGATTTGCCCATCCAGCCAGCTATTACAAGCACGTCATGGACGATGAAGGCATTCTCTATACCTATGATGAGCTATTTGAGCGCGAGAAAGAGCCGGAAGAACTAGCCAAGATTCTCTCTGAATGGGCGCTTGATTCACAGGGCCAGATGCCGAAGTTTGAGAACTTTGCGCACTCCTTCGACGCCAATGCTACCAAGAAGACGGCGACGATGGGCGAAAACTCAAACTCCGTGAACAACCGGATGCTGCCCATCCTAAGAAAGCACGGCATCCCGGCACCGCACGAGTCGACGCGAGACAAGCTGGGCAGAGACACGCTGATGCGGGAAAGACTTCGCCAGAGGGTGCAATTAGGTGAGGACGCGGACGGGCATCTGATCGAGGTTCCAGCGTGGCAGATTGCTGATTCCTGCACGCAGCTACGACGCATCATTCCCATCATGAAGGCTGATGAAGTGCAGCCGGAGAAGATGGAAGCCACGCTCGACGGAACCGATTCACCGCTGCAGGGCGCCGGATATGGTTTGTATGCGATCTACGGCAAGCCGCGGGAAAAGCCAAGAGATGTGCAGTTAGCCGAAGTCTTGGCGGCGATTCAGAAGCCCGATCCCGAGATTGAGCAGACGGCAAGGGCAATGGCAGGACGCAAGTTTGATGTGAACTGGGGCAAGACGCACCAGCCAGTGAGGAGAAGTCTGAGATGGGGCAGGCCGAAGTGAAGAGGTTTTACAGGCTGCGGTATTGGCTCGCGCACAAACTCCTTGGCTTTCGCAAGTGCGAACAGATCGTCACCTATGTTGGCGACTGCCCTGAGGCTGCTGAGAAGCAAAAGGCTGTATATGAAGCCAAAATCAAGGAGATTAGGGCATCCACTCCTCAGCCCCGCCGTCGCATCGGCCTAGCTGAAATGCGCGCGCGCCGCGAAGCAGAATCTTTCAAGCCTGTCGAACATCAGGCACAAGTCACTCAAAACAACATTGCAGCCATGGAGGGCAAATAGATGCCGCTTGATTCCACAGGAACCTACCGCCACAATGATCAGTCCGCACGGCTGCACTCAGCCAAGCCGGAAAAGCCTCTTGCGCCCAAAGGCACACCCGAAGAGAAGCCGGAACCGGAAGAGCATGACGCGATTCACGAGCATCTGAAGCAGCGCCATGCTGAAACCGGCAATGCTCACTCGCACATCGAGCACCATGCCGATGGCTCGCACACCTCGCATCACATTGACGAATCCGGCGAAGTCTCAGGCCCGCATGATCACGAAAACCTCCAGGCCCTGAAACAGCACATGGATCAGTTCGCCAATGAAGAGGAAGGCGAGCAGGGCGAAGGACAGGAAGAGCCTGCGCACATGTCTGCGCTTGGCGTCTAACAATGGCTGATGCAACTCAACCCGTACCTGGGCCGCTTGCTCCGAAGCTGGGCGGGGTCCGCTTCTACTACTGCACGACCTGCGGGCAGATGTATTTCGAACTGCCTCCGGATCGTATCTGCCTTGGCTGCCACAAACAGGGCGGATTCAAACAGGTGGACATCAATAGCGTGGACGTGCGCGAAACGTTCCCCGCATAGGAGAGACAGATGGCTGCTTCAGTCAGCAATGGCATTGCTAACGCTTTCGAATTCGCCTTTGGCGTGAACGGGCAGGCTTCTCCGCTCATCCTCGCCTCGTCCAGCACAGGAACCGGCTCGCAAACCTACATCGTTGAGCTCGGCTACTCCACCACCGCAGACGGCCGCAAGATCCTGCCTCTCGTGGTCAACGGCTCACTTACCGTAGGAACGGGCGCAAACGCTGAGACCGTGGTTATCACGGCAGTGAGCGCGTCGAATCCGGCGGGGCTCAATCAATGCACATTTACGGCAACGTTTGCCAATGCGCATGGCGCGGGCGAGATCGTCTCTTCAGGCTCATATGGCCTGCAGGAAGCGGCTGTCGATCGCAAGAATGCGGGCGGCGGGCTCGTGGCTCTGACTCCGTCCTGGTTTGCTGCAGCTGGTGGCCATGCGGCAGGATTGACGGCTCTGGTAGCGTTCAAGTCGCTGTCGGTGCTCACGACCGTGCTCGATTATTCGGGCGTCCCGGGCGTGTTCAGCTACAACGCCGCGGCCGGCTCGGTCTACGCTTCGACAACCCACGTCCTTTACTAGGGGTGAGGGATGCCAAGCGTATCTCGTTCACAGCAACAGGCAATGGCCATCGCGGAACATTCGCCCGGCAAGCTCTATAAGCGCAACAGGGGCTTGCTGGGGATGTCCCATGAGCAGTTGCATGACTTTGCGTCCACGCCAACCAAGGGCCTGCCAGAGAAGAAAGAGGGCGCATTGCGTCGTCTGGCGCGTGGGATGAGGAAATGAAAGTCTGGGTCGTGACGTTTGCGTTCTGGCCCGACACTTGGGAGGTCGTTGCAGTCTACGACTCCGAAGAAAAAGCCAAAGCGAGCTTGCCGAAAAGTGGGTCTAACGATGCTGCCAAAAGCGGCTGCTACACGGTGCAGGAGTTTGAGGTTAAGTGATGAGCTTACTTACGGCTGCCAAGCGCAAGAAGATGCCTCAATCGTCATTCGCAGGTCCGGGCAGATCGTTTCCCATCTCTGACCCGACGCATGCTCGGCTCGCCATTTCGGGAGCAACCCGCTCGATGAGGGCGGGAAACATTTCGCAGTCTGAAGAAGAGCGCATCAAGGCAAAAGCGCGCGCCAAGTTGGGGAAAGGGATGCTGGGATGAGCGAAGTCGACCGCTGGAAGATTAGCCCCGAAGAGCTGGAGTCGCGCCAGAAGCTCAAGAAGGTCAAAGAGCAGATCGAAGCGCGGCCAACATCGCTCGAATGCCCTTATTGCGGAGGACTCAACGCAGAGGGCCTGCCTTTTTGCTGCGACACGCTCCGTCACGCCGTCATCGCCATCCTGACTGGCAAGCGCATGGAAAAGATTCAAGAGGCCCAATCCCGATATGTCAACTAGCCTAGTGGCGCCGGAACAGTTAGAGGCTGAAGAGCCCGAAACTGAAGAGACTGGCGAGCCATGGGAGCAGGAAGAAGGATTTCCGAACCTTCCTGAAACCAAACAAAATGTGCTCAAGGGTCTTCTGCGCTCGGCGCTGACCCGCGAAGTCTACTCGCGCCGCTCCGAAGTGATTGACGCGCGCCAGCAAAGATTCTATTCGCGCTCCATTCAATATATCTATTGGAACTGGAATACCATGATGTTTGCCCCGCTCTACCAGGGGGGCACTGGAACAGCGGCTGACCAGGAACGCTATTGCGATGTCTACGATATTTACTCGTCTTTCCTTCGCACTTTAGTCGCTGCGCTGTCGCAGAACGATGTTGGGGCGCACATGGTGCCTCGCACGGCTAAACGGACCGTCGACATCACCGCTTCGACCGTAGCAACCCAGTACAAGAGCCGTTTAGAGCAAATCAACGACATCAAGAACCTACAAATCGAAGTTGCACGGCTCATGTGTACGGATGGGCGGGTTGTCGGGATGGTTTGCGATGAAGAGGCCGACCCGCAGTACGGCTACGACGCGAATAACGAGCCTCTGAGCGCTGAAAAGCTCGAAATTGATGGCGTTTTAGAGTGGAAGGTTCCGATTACGCAGAAATCTCTCTGCGATTGGCCCTATGCGATCCAATCGCGCGAGTTTGAGACCGAATATCTGCAGGAATGCTACCCCGACGCCGTAGACGACCAGGGCGAGTCGAAAATCAAGTCAGGATCGCAGGATTCCGGCGAATCTGCCTATGAGCGCATGGCCCGCATCGGAGTTGTGCAGGGAACCAAGGTCATTACGGCCACAGGTGAGACGTGGGAGCATCTGAGCACGCGCCACATCGCCTTTTTCCGGCCCTCGTTCTATAAGAAGGCTCCGAAAGAGGAACGAGAGTGGCTGAAAGAGACGTTTCCGGAAGGAATCAAGCTGATTGTCTGTGGGGGAGCGTATTGCGAGTCCTACAACGCCTCAATGGACAAGTGGATTCGCGTGGCGCATGCCAAGCCGGGCGATGGGCAGAACCGAACCTCGCTTTTGAAGGCATTTGTGCCGATTCAGGACGCTTTCAACGACCTGATGAATCTGCGCAAGGAGATGCACGAGTACTGCATCCCCGAAAACTACATGGACAAGGATACGTACGACTTGCAGGCGCAGCAGGAGCACCGCTCTGAGCCCGGCAATACCTTGCCTGTGGTTCTGAATCCGAACGAGGACATCCGGCAAAAGATTCTCTTTGGCCAGCCTGTCCAGATCAGCCCCGACCTCATTGCGGCGATCGAATATCTATCCGGAGAACTGGCGCAACTCGTTACCGCGGCCCTTCCGTCTCTCATGGGCTCGGGGGATGAGCACAACGAGACCAAGGGCGGCATTCAGATCATGCGCGAACAGGCGCTTGGTCAGATGGGCATCGCGTGGGGAGCCAGTCAATGGTTTTTGGCCCAGCTAGAAGAACTTGCTATCAAGCGCTGCGGCGAAAAGGCTAAAGACCAAGGCACAAAGCTGGCAATCAAGGTGCCTGGCGGCGCGCTCGAACCTGATTCGGTGCGCGAGATCGATACCGCTGACCTGAATGCAGGAGATTTCTACGCCGAGGTTGACGTTTCGTTTCCGGATACGCGCTCAGCAAAGAGAGCAGTGCTGATGAGCATGATCCAGTTGGCCGAAAAGGTTCCTGCTCTACAGGCAATCGTCTCGCTGCCCGAAAATCAGGAATTGCTCAAAGAGAACACCGATACTGATCTCGAGATTCCCGGCGCAGATGCACGCATTCAGCAGTTGCGGGAAATCGAGGAATTACTGAAGACCGGCCCGCAGATCCCGACCCCTCAACAGGCTTTGCAAGCCATGGCGCAGAAGATTCAGCAGGGCATGGCACAAGGTATGCCCGAACCTCCTCCACCGACGCCGCAGATCATCCAGCAAGTTCAACAGCAAATGGCTCAGCCGACCGTGCCGATCGATCCTGAGTGGGATTTCCATCAGTTCCACATCGAAGTGATTCAGGACTGGTTAGCGTCCGACCAATGCAATCAGGAGAAGGAAAAAGGCAATCTGCCCGGCATTGAGAATGTGAAGCTGCATGGCATGGCACACAAGCAGGCGATGCAGGCCCAGCAAGCGGCTCCGCAGAACAAACCTCCTTCCGTTTCGATCAACTACAAAGATCTGACACCCGGAGGCAAGTTGCAGGCCGCAGCAGAAGCAGGGATCAAAGAGGCACCCGCAGAGGTGGCCGCAGCAGAGATGCAGGAGCAGCAAAAACCACCGCAAGGAGCACCCGTAAATGCCAGAGCTTGAAGGCGCAGTCGCAGAGGCCCCAGTTGAATCATCCGTTTCCGCCGATCAGGGCGCAGTCCAAGAGTCAGCGGCCCCAGCCGAGGTTGAAACACAGGGAACCGAGACTCAGACCGAAACCGAAGGGCAATCTCAAGAACAGCCGGCGACGGGGAAATTCGATGCTGCCGGGCTGATCAAAGACCCGCAGAAGCGCGAAGCCCTCAAATCGCTCGATCCCTCGTTGCCCGGGTTTATCCGCGATGCGGTGTGGTCGAAAAAGCAGGCCGATGCGGCGGGAGGGCTAGCTTCGCTGCTCGAGACGCACAAGTTTGTCTCTGAAATCGGCGGCCGTGAGTTTGTCGAGCAGGCAAAGACGGAAATCAGCGAATGGAACGCACTCGACCAGGCCTTTACCGAGGGAAAACCAGATTTCGTCAAGCAGATTGCGCAGGGCGATCCGGAAGCCTTTGAAAAGATGGTTCCTTTTGCGATTCAGGAGCTTGCCAGCGTAGCCCCTGAGCAATATCAGCACATCATGGCCCGGGTGATGGTCAACACGTTTGACGGGGCGGGCATCACTAATGGCCTCCGCGGCCTTCTGCAAAACGTCGACGAGGCGGTAAAACCTCAGGTTCAAGCGTTCATCGACTGGGTTGAATCTTTCCGGCAGACGGCTTCGAAGATTCCCGAAAAGAAGATTGATCCGGAGCGCCAGAAGTTCGATCAGGAACGACAGCAGTTTGCGCAGAAGCAAGCCGAAATGCTTGTCAAATCGGTCGATGCAGACTCGATCCGGCATAGAGACTCGGTCATTGCAAGGGAAATCAAGCCCTTTGGCGATTGGGATACGATGGACGGCGATCGCAAGGGCGCAGTAGCTTCTTGGATCTCGCAGCGGATCGGTAAGCAGCTCCAGGCCGACAAAGGCTTTCTCAACCGGCGCGACACACTCATTGCGAATGGCGATCGGGAAGGACTGGCCAAACTCGAGCAGGCGAAGTTAGATGAACTGGTTCCGAAACTCGTCCCGTCCGCGGCGAAGGTCTTTGGCGTGACCAAAGCGGCTGGAAAGACGCAGGAGAAGGCCAAACCTGGCGTGGTAGCCGCCAAGCCGAAAGGCGTAACCGTTCTTTCGAAGGCTCCCTCTGCCGATCAGATTGACCGCTTCAAGACCAAGCCTGAGGACATTTTCAAGAATCAGGCAGTGCTCAAGAACGGCACCCGCGTGCAATGGGCTTGATATAACATTTGACAGCCTGTTGTATACTCATTTCGATAACCCCAAGCAGTTCACCAGAGTCAATAGCCCGGGATGCAACCCCTGACAAAGCTGCGAAGACTTACGGCACTGTAGACGGGTTACAAAAGACAATCGCATAGCGGCGACACAGCACAACAATGCTGGCCCTCCGGGGCAAACTTGGACGCGAGGCGATGAATCCTGAAGAGGTTTCATCATGGCCCAAGGTACTGTTGCCCAGACCTTTGCGCTGCAGCACGAAAAAGTGCGCCCGCAACTGAGTCTCCTGTATCAACTCGACGCAACTCTCTGGAACGAAATCAAGTCCCGCACGGACATTGAAGTCGTCTCCTCGCGCCCCACCCGCGTTCCTCTGGAATTGCTGGCGGGCGGCACCTTCACCTCTGGTAACCCGGATGGCGGCGATCTCGGCACCGGCTCTGCGCCGATTACCGATTTCATGACGCTGGTTCCGACCTACTTTTTCCAGTGCAGTCAATGGACGAAGCAGGCCGAAATCTCGACCAACACTGACCAGAAGGCCATTGAAGACTACTCCAAGCTGCTCATGAAGCGGGCCATGGAGAACTTCAACACCTACATGGAAGCGGTGTTCACGCAGGGTGACGGCTCGAACACCCTGGATACAGTGGCCACAACCGCTGTGGTTGGCGCGAATTCCATCGTCGTCAACAATGCGAACCAGTTCCAGGATCAGCAGCCGATCGACATCTGGACCGCCATCAACGGCACATTTGTTGAGACGGTTACGGTGCAGTCCGTCGACGCAGCCAACAAAACCCTGTGGCTTGCGTCTCCGCTCACCGTACAGGCGACGGCAGGTTACGTTCTGCTCGTTTCCGGCTCGGCAGGCGTCTCGAACTCGGGACTGTTTGGCCTCTTCACCTATGCGGTGTCGACCAACACCGGAACGGTGGCCGGGCTCTCCCGCGCAGCCTACCCCGGCAAGCTGATCATGCCCCATGTCGACGGTGGCAGCCTGACTCTGACCCAGTCTGAAGCACGGAGACTGACCGGCCAGATGAAGATTGCACTCGGCGCCATGAAGGCTGTGGAGCTTGATCTGCAATTCAACATGGGTCCGGACATGCTGGCGGCATGGGAAAACACCGGCATCGCGGTTTCCCAGGTCATCCAGAACCAGCTCACAGGCGACTCCTCGCAGGACATGCTGAAAAAGCACACGCCGAAAACCTTCATGGGCTACCCCATCGTAGGCAACGGCGAGGGCAACATCCATGCCAAGCAGGGTCGAATCGACGGCATCGCGCTGAAGACGTATTTCCGCTGCGAGAACCAGCCCATCGATTACTACGAGGTTGGTGGCCAGACCATCTTCCCGGCATACGGGGCTTCGGGTGGTTTGAAATCCAGCTCGTTCTTCTACCTGTGGACGGGCGTTCAAGTTGGCAACGAGAACGTGCGCGCCGGCTGCTTCATGGACAACATCGCAGTGCCAACGGGGTACTAGTGAGAACACCGCAGTTGCTTCCGACAGTTCCGATGGAGCGGTACGGCCTGAATCCGTATGGCAAGCCGCTCTATCGGGTTGTCTGGTCCGACTCTCGAACCTATCTTCTCGGCGGTAACTGGGAGGGCGGATCGTTCGAAGTCCGCGAAACCAATCTCTACGAGGATCATGCATGGATTCTCGAAAAGTGGCAGTCGGCAGAGCAATTCGCAGGAAGCCGCGAAGCGTGGGACCAAAAAGAAAGAGACCCGAACACTCCTTCTCTTGGCCCATATCCCACCGAAGGCGAGTACGTTTTCGCATACCGCTTTCCTTTCGAGCCTACCGATTCGATGATCTCAATCTGGATTCGAGCCAATAACGGCACGCTGGCCATGTCCGAGCGCGATCGCAAAGAAGCTCTCATGGCGCCGCTGCTCGGAAGACAAAAAGCCAATCATCAGCGCATCGATGACATCTTCGAAGACTCTCAACCTGCTTTCCGGTATTCGGACGCGATGGTCTCGGCAGTCTCGAACGGCAACGTGATTCACAGAAAGCCCAGCAAAAGAATTAAGGACGTGTATTTCCGGCTCGGAGCAGAGGACTTAGGGCTGCCTATGAGCGATAACGCATTCTTCACAGGAGAAGCGAATGGCCACCGTAACACTCGATGAAGCCCGTAAAGCGGTAGCGGCAGAAGCTAAGAACCGCAATCGCAAGATCGTTGAGCAGGTTCCGCAGATGATTGCGAACCTCGCCAAAGAGAAGACCATTTACATCTTCAATGTCGGTCCGACCATGCACCAGCGTCAGTTGGGATCACTCGGAACCTTCACTGTTCAAGCCTGTCCGGAAGGTGCGGAAGTGTCCCCTCCGCTCAAGATTGAAGGCGTAATTCTCGAGCGCATCGCGACGGACATGGACAAGATGGCCAACCGCTACGAAGAGGGTTTGGACATTGCGAACGACATCATGTTCATCGGCCGCGGCTACACGCCGGATCTCAACAAGGAAAACTGGGGCCTGTTCATCTCCGAAACCGCGAATGCTTCGAAGGCACAGATTCGCGCGGCCAAAGAAAAACTCCTGAAGACTTACGGACGCCTGGTTACAGACGCAGACAATCTCGAGCGCGCAAACAAGCGAAGCGATATCGGGGAAATTCATCGCGTGGCCGGCAGAGCGTTGGGCGTAGTCAAGCCGTGGCTTGCCGAAACACCGCGCGAAGCCGGAAACTGCCCAGCCTGCCAGAAGATGATCGACATCGAAACCGTCAAATGCCCACATTGCCAGGCGATTCTCGACTGGGATCGCGCCAAAGACTTCTACCCCACCGAATACAACGCCTGGAAGGCTGCACAAGCCAAGTAGGAGCCTATGCCCGTCATCCCGCCTCCCGCTGGTGCGCTACCGCTCGACACAGCGGACACGGTTCTCAATTTCGCCCGGGCAAGGATCAACGACGCCATCACCGGCATTTCCGGCAACCTGCTTTCGGATTCACAGCCATACACGTTTGTTCTGCTGAATGCGGCGTTCCGGCATTTGCAGGAGGACTTGGCTAATGCAGGGAACCCGGCCTTCATCAATGAAGCCGTAATCCTGAATCTGCCCGTCGTGGCTTTGACCGATCCTTCAGTGCAAGTATGGATGTCCTGCCAGTATTTCTTCGACGGCTCGAGCTACTACAACGATCCCCTGGCTCCTTTACTTCCGTTTGATTGCATTCTCCCTTTGCGTCTCTGGGAGCGGCAATCGAACACGCAGCAGGTCTTCTCTGAGATGCAGCCCGTTAATGATGGGTTGCCCGACAACGTAAAGACCAATTATCTCGGTCTCTGGGACTGGCGCCAGAACGCTATTTACATGCCCGGGGCGCTTATTCAGAAAGATTTGCGAGTCCGGTATGCAAGTTACCTGCCTGACATCGCTTCGGATGGAACGGCTTTGGTCCCGATTATCCGCTGTGCTGATGCGCTGGCGAATTACGTGGCAGCGGAGTTTTGCATGTCCCGCGGTGCTCCGGATGCGGCGGCGCAGGCAGGAAGTTTTCTCACCATGGGGCAGCAATCAATGAAACGCATGACAAACCGCGATGCGCGGCGTGAACAGCGCGGCAACCATCGGCGCAGAGGCTATTCCAACGGCCGACACGGCGGATGGGGAATTCAATAGGAGAACGCTATGGGTTTGGTGGCGACAGCAAAAAGCGTTGATTTCACCGGCAATCATTTCGTGGTGCGCGGAACCATCGCGATCTCGGGCAGCGTTCCTGCTACCGGGCATGGCGATGTGCTCTCTTTTGTGAACATCTCTGGGCCGCCGATCCCCTCAAGCGCAGTACCGGATGACGTGAGGATCTACGAAACGACCGCAGCTGGCACTTCGGCCTCTGGCCTCTCGTTCACGTTTTCACCGGGAACCACGCAGGCCAATGGGAAAGTGCAGGTCTTTGCGACGTATGGAACCGAGGCGGGCAACGTAACATACGCCTCTCTCGGTGTGACAGCCCTCAGCTTCACAGCCTGCTTCTCCAAGAATCCTGTCTAGGGGCTGATGGGTGGCGACAGTTGACCAGACTTCCATCGACGTGCCGCTGTCCCTATTTTCCTCTCTGAATACGGAGCTTTCGCCTCCCGACCTGCCAGAAGGAATTAGCCCGGACAATGGCGACGTGGTGTATCTTCCTGGCTCTGTCTCTACGAGGCCGGGCACCAGCCGCGTTTTTGTTTCCGACCTTCGCGCGACGACACGGATTGCGTATGAAAAGAGTTACGTTCAGCCCACCGGGGTTCCGCAGAACCTCTATCTGACCAGCGACGGGCGGCTTTACGTTGAATACGTCGCGATTACTCCGAACGTGGCCACGCTGATCTATACGTCGACAGCGTCCATGGCTTCCTCGGTCACAGCGTTTGGGCGCGAATACATTGCACTGTCGGACGGCAAGCACGGCGCGGACATTCCTCTCCAGTGGGATGGGAAACAGCTTACCCGGGTAACGCAGGACGGGCCCGGCATTGCTCCTTCGGTTAGAAGCATTGCTCTTCCCTCAGTGCAGATGGCGGTCAACACTTCGCCTCTCACTGGTGTGATTCGGGCGACTCCGGTAAATCCGACGACCGTAGGGCCTCCGGGGCATTCCTATGTGCTTTACATGGCCCTGTTTGTCCAGGTGGTTTCGAGCTCTGGAATTGTGACGGGGCAAAGGGTCACGATCGCAGGAAACACGTTCTGGAACGGGACTTTCACCGTTCAGACGGTTGTTGATTCGACGCACGTGCAGTTGTGGAATTCGACCACGCTGAACACAGTAGGAACCAATGGCGTGATGACGATCGGCGCGGCTACAACGCTGGTCCGGACCAACAACTCAGTAGCCTGCGCAACAGTTTCAGCACACAACCTGCAAGTCGGTTATCAGGCGCAAATCTCAGGCATTCCTGCTTCGGTTGTTGGAACTATCGCAACCATCGTTCTGAACAACAGCGACCAGCCCGGCGTGGCCATCGTGACGACTTCTGCACCGCACGGATTATTGCCAAACAACATCATCAATATCTCAGGCGTCAATCCGGCTTCGGTTGGGGGAGGGATCACCAATATAGCACTTTCGGGCGATGTAGTAACAGTCACCACGGCAAGCGCGCATGGGTTGCAGATCGGATCAGTCGTCAACGTCACCCCGGTTACGAATTCAAAACTCTCTGGCCAGTGGTTAGTGACCACCGTTCCCACAACGACGAAGTTTACTTACGCCTTCATCGATACCGACATTCCTTCAGGCGCCGATACCGGCACAGTGACCTATGTCTGGCCGCTCGCAAACGTCAATCCGGAACTAAATTATTTCACCGTTCTGACCGCTCCAACCGCAACGTCCTTCACGATCGGGCTGAGTTATACGGATGGATCGTGGACAGGCGGAACCATCACCTTTGCGTGGGATGGGATCTTCTACGTTACCGCGGTCCTTTCTGCAACGACCTTCACCTATCAGCAGTACGGGCCGGATGCCTCTACCACGGCAGTAGGAACTGTCACTCCATACGGACAAGCCACTCCAGGCATTCATCAGGCTCAGCAATGCTTTCTCCTGAACTCGGGAGCCATCACCGCGCCGGGGCCTCCGTCGACATTCGTCATGAATGGCGGGCAGTACCTTTCCGTCACGGATTTGGCCATAGGATCATCCAATGTGGCCGGGCGCATCCTGCTTTTTACGGGGGCAGGCGGCGCTTATTTTTTCTACATTCCGCAGCCCGCACAGGTGAATGGTTTAACCGTTTCGACTTCGACACAGATCAACGACAATACGACGACTTCAGTTCTGCTCGACTTCTCCGACGCCACGCTCTACGCAGCAACCGCCTGTTCGATTCCGGGCAATAATCTCGCTGCGCAAGTTGTTCTAGGTCCGTGCGCAGGCTTCTTTACCTACGCTTCACGTTTGCAAGCGTGGGGCGAATACAACAAGGTCCAGAACTTCCTGAACATGGGCTTTGAAGGCGGCTACGCACCATCCAATCCCAATCTCCCTCTGGGCTGGACGGTCGGAGCCTCGGGATCGGGAGGAACTCTAGCCCCGACGATCATTCCCGGGTTTACGTATCAAGTTACCGCAGCGGCCGCGGGGAATTTCGGGGAACTCTTTCAGAATGCCTACCAGGATGCGTATGGAACTCCGATTCTGCTCGCGAATACGCAATACTCCGCGCGCTTCCTGACACGAACTGTTTCGGGCTCGGGAAGCCTGGTTTTCACGATCTCTTCGGCGTCGACGGGATTTATCAGCACCGCAACGATTGCCTTGGGTGGTCCGGTCGGGGATTGGGATTTGCTCCCTCTAACTTTACCTACCCCGGCCTCGATCCCACAGGACATGATCATCGATTTCTACATCGTGGCCAATGTCGGAGGCGTGGTTGCGCAGATTGACGAAATCGAGCTGATTTATACCGATCAGCCCTACTTGGATCACCAGGAAAGAATCAGCTACGTCGACAACCCGGAAGGCTTTGATGGATTGACGGGAGTGCTAGGCCCTGAAGACGATCTGACACCCATCATGAACCACGGCGTGCTTCGGAACACGCTTTACATCGTCACCGGGAATGCAGTCCACGAGACCAACGACAACGGCTCGACAGAGCCGAGCGGCTGGAATGTTGAGGAAGTCGACGACGAATGTGGGGCCTGGTCGATTGCTTCGGTAGCAAGAAATCCGCAGGGAATCGGCTCAGCCGGAAAAGGCTTCATGGCATGGAGCGGGCCGGATGGAGCGCATGTCTTTACCGGCAGAAATCCGGAGAAGTGCTCGCAGGAAATCCAGTCTCTCTGGAATGCGATGGATACTTCGAATGCTCAGTTGGCCTGGACCAAGAATGACCAGATCAATAAAAGGCTTTACTTCGGGGTTCCGCTATCGGTCCCGGTTCCTCCACCTCCGCACACCATCACTGTGATGCAGGTTCTGGTCCTCGATTACAGAAATCTTTCGACCGATCAGATTGGGTCGTTGCCTCCAGTCCGGATTTCGTTTACCGGCAAGATGATTGCTTCCGATCTGACGCGGAAATGGACCAAGTGGACGATTAACGCCTTCTGCGGCGAGATCATGTACCGCTCAGCCACAGACATGGAAATGACGTTCGGAGGCACGACATCAGCAAACAACGCGCAGGCCTGGACGCTCGATAGCGGAAAGTTCTCCGACGACGACACCGCGACAGAGATCATTCCGGCCTACTACACGACTTACTTTTTCGTCGGTCATGAGCAAGAGCAAGCTCTGCAGCTCGGATCGCACAGAAAGCAGTACGACTATCTGACGATGTTTGTGCCGGGCATCGGAACCATTGCCGCTACGCCGTTGCTTTGCTCCCTTTCGAACTCTCTACCGCCCACTCCGAACATCGCGCTTGATTCGAATCCCGGCAAAGACATGGAAGTCGATGTTAATGCAATTACCAGCCGTTGCGCGTTCCGCATCTCCGCAACGCCTTTTCTCGGGCAGACAGACAGTTATTTCAGCCTGCAAAAGCTAGTCGTGAACATGAAGAAGGCTCCATGGCAGTGGGTGCGTGGAACCAATTCAGGGAGCGCTTAATGGCTGAGCACGTGAAGAACCATGCGGCCCTGAACCAACAGTTTGGCCATCTGCTGACACAGGCTTTTGACGATGTGGTGCAGAGAATCCGCAACATCGGCCAGCAGACCAACGCTCAGCCCAGCGCGCAGGAAACCCCAGCCCCACCCGCTCCAGACGAGCTCAGAGTTGCAGCGGGGGGAGGGGTAGTTCATCTCCAGGCCGTTCACTATGCGCCGATCTATCGCGGGATTACTTATCACTTCCACGCAGCTTCATTGACCGATCCTTCTTTCTCTTCGCCGGTAACGCTCTATAGCGGGCCGAATCGTGATGTGAGGATTCCGGTCGGGACTGCGCCGATGCATTACGCCGTGACGTGCGACTACCAGACCTCAGGGTCTTCGCCGGTCACTTACCACACGGCAGGTGGAATCAGCCCAAAAGCAGTTGCAGCGATCGGCTCGGAACAGCCTCCGCTTCCTCCCGGGCAGGGAAGCGGAACAGGGTTTCCCGGGCAGATCAGCGGGTACGGGCCTATCCCTTATCGCGGTTCGATTCCGCCGAGGAGGTCCTGAAATTGGAGAGTCTCCGGAGAGCGGACCTAATTCCGGACAAAGTTAGGTCACTGCAATATGCCATGAAAACAAAGGGGTTGCGATCTTATTTTTGTCCGGAATTAATTCCGGACATTTGCGGACTCTCCGGAGAGTGGGTGGAGAGATGATCATCCGCCAGATCAGGCCATCGGACCACGAAGCGCTGAAACAGTTACACGCGAAGACGCCGCAGAAATACGAGATTCCGGACTTTGACGGCAAGAACTTCATTCTCGGACTCGTGGCTGTGGATGAGCAGGACAGACCGAGAGTGTTGCTTTGTTTCCGCCGCACCGCAGAGGCCTATGTGGTCGTTGATCACGAGTTTGATGTGCCGGCCTTCCGGCTGCTTGCTTTGAGTGAATTGGTCGAAGCAGCCAAGCCGGTAATGGGGTGTCTGGGATACGAAGATGCGTTCGGGACCATCGGGCCGGATGTGCCACGCAGTTACATTCGCCGTCTCGTGCGGATGGGTTGCCAGGTGTTGGATTGGACATTTGTACGGATGTGGAAGGAGTAGGGCATGGGCGGAGGCGGTACAAGAAAAGACGCATTCCAGAATTGGGGGACAGGAAACGCCCTGTCGAACCAGTACAACTCGCAGGCCCTCGGCATAAGTTCCGCCCTGACACCGACACTCACGGCGCAAGCCATCAACCCTCAAGGCTTCAACCCGACAACGATGGGCCAGATGAGAACTTCGGCGGAGCAATCCGCTGGAGGGTCAAACGCCGGGATTGCAGGACAGGCCGGATTGAGGGCCGCGAGAACACGGAACATCGGTTCAGGGCAAGCCGCTACCGCACAAGCAGGACGACAGGCTTCCGAAAACCTTTCCCAGGTAGACACCGGAATCGAATCACAGAACGCAAAACTCAAAGCCAATCAACAGCAGGAAGGCTTGTCCGGACTGGGCAAGCTCTATGGCGAAGACGTGGGCGCAGGAATGAATGCACTCGGCCTCTCTAACGAAGCGCTGAAATACACGGAATACAGGCCGTGGCAGGACACGCTGAACGAAGCGCTAAAGGCAGGCGGCCAAGTTGGCGCAGCGGCCATGGCTGGAGGGTAAGGGATGGATTTGGGCACGGACTACCTTAATCCCGATGAAGCTCTGAAGCAGGCGGCTCTGGCATGGCGGCCCGGGCAACCTGCCATCGCTCCCTACCAGGCGCAAGGCGCGGCCGCAGGCTTAAATCTTCCTCCAGTGGGCGGGAAGCTGGGCGCGCCCCCTGCAGAACCTCAGGCGATGCCAGCGGGGAACCCTGTTCAGCTTCCATCTTCTCCGCAGCCAAAGGTGATTGCACCACGTGGAACAATCCAAGGCGATGAAGCCGAGAGAACGCGCCTGCTGGACACAGGAAGCGGTATCTCCCAGATTTCCAGCAAGATTCAAAACTCAGGCTTCGGCCAGAATCACCCTCTGCTGTCGAAGATTCTAGGTGGGGCTGCGCAAGGCGTCGCAACACTCGGAGATGTTGGGCTTTCCACGCTCCTGCCTGCGGCCGCGATCAACCTCCCCGGCACACAATACCACCATCAAGCCCTCGTAAATCATGCCAGCGGTGCTGTCGCACAGGATGAAGCCAATGCGGAGAAGGAAGCGCAGACGGCACAGGCGACTGCAAATGCCGGACACCTCAACGCGGAAACTCCAGAGATTGCGCCAAACGCGCTGAGTACTCGCAATTATCAAGGGGCGCAAACCCGTCATCTGAACGATGAATCAGAAGACCTCGAAAACCCACAGCCTACCTACTCAATCCACGACACCGAAGATGGGCCGTTGTTTGTTAATAACGAGACCGGCACAGCGCAGCACCTCTCTGTTGACGGAGTCCCAGTAGGCCCGAAGCTGAAGCTTACCCAATCGCAACCGATCATGGGTCCGGATAACAAACCGCATACCTACATGATCGACGAAAAGGGAAACAAGGTTGCTGATCTGGGCGTGCACTACGAACGGCCCCAAGTTACCAACAACTTCGAAAATCGCGAAGGGGATAAGGGGCGCGCGCTTCTCGACAAGGCAGAGGCCGCCTACCGTCAGGCGCAGCAAGGCGCAAACGGGATGAAGGCCATGATTGATGACGCTCTCTCTGGTGGCAAGATGAGCGCTCGCATGCTGCCCCTCGAGGGGGCGCTAGAGATCACGACAGCCAATGGCGTCCATCGCATCAACCGCACAGAAGTGGACCAGTATGCAGGCGGCGGCAACGCGTTCGACCGGCTTGCAGGGTTGCTTCAGGGCACTACTTCTGGTGTCCCATTCACACCCGAAATCTTAAAAAGTATGAAACACCTTACCGACATTCAGGAACGCGGTGCATACGACACATACAAAGGAGCTTTTGATAGCGCAACCAAGCGCTATGGCCTGAAGGATGAGCAGCCCTTGAACGGGCCAGCCCCAGAAACGCGTGAATATAACGGCCACACCTACGAGAAGGGAGCAGACGGACAATGGCACCTCCAGCAAAAGCCGCAGTAAAGCCACCCGATACACTCCCGGCAGGTTTCTTCGATGATCATCAACCTGCAAACGGGTCTGCTCCATCAACATTGCCGCCTGATTTCTTCGATAAGGAAGACTCTACATCACAGCAACAACCATCGCTCATCCAGCGCGGCCAGAACTACTTCGACAAGTTGAGTGAGGTTCAGCCTCACCACATGCCGACAAGTCTCAAGGATCTCGGCGGCGAAGCGCTCAAGGGAATCGGAAACATTGGCGGCGCTGGAATCGGATTGCTCACCCCGCTCGTGCATCCGATCGATACAGCAAAGTCAATCATTGGCACAGAAGCCAACCCTTTCGGCGGCTTGAAAGAAGCCAAAGATTTGGTCTCTCACCCGCTAGAAACAGCGGAAACGCTCGTTGGGCAGGGCGGCGCGGCTGAACTTGCCGGGGCAGGATTGAAGCCTATTGCCGGGCGCACCGGGGAATTTCTCAAGAACAAGGGCGCGCAGAACATCGACCGCACGGCTGGCTCACTGCAGGCTGATTTTAAGCACGGCGCAGAGCCGGGGCGCGGCTATTTGGAGGGCGGTGGAACTCCTGCCATCAGCATGAAAAGCCTCTCCAAGAAAGCTGGGGTGGTTGCTCAAAACGCGGGCCAAGGCTTGCAAAAGGCATATACAGCCGCAGATGCAACCGGCACGAAAATCCCCGCAGAGAGTGTGCTCAAGACGAGCTTAGAGCCGATTGATGAATTGCGCTCGCAGGCTGAAGGTTTCGGCGGATCAGGTATTCCAAGCACCGTCGCAGAGTACGAAAAGAGGCTTTATCCACCAATCGCCGCAGCCGAAGCGCGCGGAGGATATACCCCGACAGAACTCTGGAATGACCGGAAGAACATGGCGGCGAATACTCGTTGGAACGATCCGACCATGTTTGATCTGAACTCCGTGCGCCAGCAGACAGTTGGAGGCATCGGCGGGTTATTGACCGATGCAGTACCGGAGTCCAAAAAGCTCAATCGCATTTACCAGGGTTCCAGCAATCTATCCGCCCGCGCTGGCCTGAGAGCACAGACCGGAAGTACGCCCCTTTCGACCCTAGGTCGCAAGGGAGCCGAAATGCTGATTGGCAACAGCGCAGCCGGTCCGCTTGGAGCTGTAGCGCCGCTGGTAATCGATTCCCCGCTCGTTAAGACGGGCGCTGGATACGGGATGTTCAAAGCGGGCCAATCACTTCCAGCGGTCGCGGCGGGAGCGCCACCCGTCCTCGCTGGGGCCGGGACCCTGCGCCGGATCAACAAAAAACAGCCAGACGAGGAACCCGATGAGAAGTAGAGCCACAACCCACATGCGCCACAGTGTACGCCTGATTACGCCGGTGTTGGCAATATTTTTCTTCGCGTTGCCGGTCTTCGGCCAAGCCGTCCGCATCGATATTCCCCTCCAGACCTACGGCCCCAACGTGCCCACCTCAGGCGGACCGCAGCCTCAGGCGCTCTGGATTGCCAACGCGGTTGTCTCGCTCTGCACGCACCCCTCCGCTTCAATCGGAGCCTGCCAAAGCGCACCGATTACCACTTACACCGATGCGACCGGCGGAACGTCCTGCCCGGCCAATAAGCAACTCGTCCAGTTACCCGGTACGACTTGCACCGCCAAAGCAGGGACGGCGGGAAATGTGGGTTTCTGGTACTCAGGCGGACTCATTGATTACTGGGTGCAGGGGCCTTACGGAACGTACGGGCCTTACTCCATCTCAGGCGGAAATGGCGGCGGGGGAGGGGGAAGCCCGTTTCCTCCATCCTTCTCGGTGCAGGCGGCCAACTCCCCGACTACCGGGTTTGTGAGCGATCCGAACATCAAGGTCGACACCACGAACCACATCCTGATTGCGCAGAACGAAAACGGCTCGAACAACAAGGTCATCAACGTAACTGCGCCTCCCTACAACGCCACGGGCGATTGCTCGACCGACGACCACAACGCGATCCAGGCAGCGATCAACGCAGCCTATGCAACAAGCCCTTCAGCGCAAGTCTATTTCCCCAAGCCTCCAGGCGGATGCTATCTCACCAGCACCCTGACATGGCTCGGAGTCTCGCTCGATGGCCCTCCTTCGGGACAGGGCTATGCGACGGGCGGAATGATTGCGCAGCTCCGCTCTAAGCCCGGGCAAGACCTCTTCAACGTTCCCGATGTGGACGATGTCGCGATCCAGAATCCTCTGACCGGCTTCACGATTAGCAACCTTGACCTCGTGGTTGATGACTCGGTCGACGCTTCGGCGTCGCATCCCTTCCGCTTAGTCGGACGCACCTGCACCGATGTGACTGCAACTGCAAGCAGTGCAGCCATCACTTCGGCGACGAATCACTGCGTATTCAGCGCCGGTGACGTAGGGCAGGCAATCACGGTTGCGGGCGCGGGCGCAGCGGGCGCCACGCTGACAACGACCATCGCCTCGGTGCAATCTCTAACGCAAGCGACCCTCACGACGCCGGCCTCGACCACGGTCACCAATGCGACCACGTACATCTCGGTTGCAGGAATCAGCGCGACCCAATCTGTTGGGAACTGCGCTCTCGCGTGGGATAACCGGGACGCCAACACCGCGAACTGGCTCACGCCGCAGTCTTCAGGGAACGGGATGCTCTACGCGGTGTGGCGCGATGTGAACGTGCGCAGCCTCTCGACGCACAACCTGAATCACTCGTGCGGATTCTTCCTCCAGGGCCAAGCGAGTCCTTACGGAACGGTCTGGGACAACGTCAACATTCAGCGCCTTGCTTTCGGGTTCCTCGAGGTTCCGTTTGTCCAGAACAGCGGCGCGGGCGCAGGAATTGGGGGAGATTTCAATAAGTGGATTCACGCCAAGTGGGACTCCACTTTTCCGTTCATCTTCTATGACGGCAATCAAAGCGCTTTGCAGGAAATTCAGATCGGCTCAACTAATGGCGTGCAGATTTTAGATGCATGGACGCCGGTCGAATATCAAGCCTCTCTCTGGAACATCGAAATCCCAGAAATCGAGCTTGCAACCAACATCGCTTTTCGTCTCGAGGGATTCGACCACACCGTCATCAACAGCGAAATCGGAGATGCCAGCGGAACTACCTTCTGGGATGCGAACGATAGCCGATGCATTAGCTGCATTGCCATCGGCACGCTGAATGTGAACGGGTATCTGAACGACATTACGCTGGTCGACGCCATTGACCAGGTCACGATCAACAACAACGGATTGAACGATGTTCACGGTAGGCGCATGTACAACCCCTTCGGTGGGGTGCAGTCTTCCCGCCAGACCGCTCTCTCCTTTCAGCGCCCATGGGATGTAGCGACCAAGACGGCTGATTTCCTCTTTCGCGGGTTAGGCGCAACGCCCTACAACTCCGACCTCGACCTCTGGTACTGGCCGCAGGACATGCTTACCAACGGTACGGGGAGCGGAGTGGTCACCGCCGATACTGCGTCAGAATCCGGCTACAACATCAGCGTCGGCAACTCGGGAAACATTACTTACATGACCAGTTTCAACGCCCTTGGTAATGGAGCGTGGGCGATTGGAACCGCAACTATCCCGGCTGCCAAGGTCAACCTGATTCTGCGTCTCAAGTGCGACACCCCACAAAATATCGCCGTGACGTTCAACGTGGTCAACAACATCACGCACATCGGAACTACGGTTGCGAATAACGCTTCCTATGCCTGCGGATCAACCTATTCGACACTCGTTCTCGCGGCTGATTTGAGCAGCTTCAACAGCAATTACAGTCCCTCAATCAACATGAATGTCTCACCCGGCCTGGTACGAGTGGCGTGGATGTCTTTGCAGCCGTGGGACGGGTCTTCCTTTACCACCGGCACTGCGGAGGCAGGTACGGTTCAGGCCGATACGCAGGCGACGGTTGGCAAGCTGACCTCGAGCGGAAACATCAACATTGTTCCTCTAGGCAATCCTGCCATCAGCACGGCTGCCCCGGCTGCGACAGGCGGAACGCTCCTTCATTCGACGACCTATTACTACAAGGTCACGGCCATCAACGCGTGTGGAGAAAGTCTCTGGACAAATGAGGCCTTTCCGACCACCGGAACCGGGCCTGACACCTACACCATCACGCTCGGATGGGCTCCGATCTTCGGCGCAACAGGATACAAGGTCTACGGGCGAGTGGCGACAGTTGAGCAGTTCATCGCCAATGTTTCAGTGTCTCCAACAGCCACAAGCTACAGCTACACAGACAACGGCTCAATCACCCCGTCCGGAGCTCTGCCCTCTTCCAACACCACGCAGTGCAATTTCCAGCTTAACGGCGTCAATCTCGTAACGGGCGGTGGATTGTCAGGCATGACGGCGGGGCAGGTGCCCATTGCCGCCACGGCATCTACCGTTACCTCGAGCAAGGCGCTCGGATCGGCTGCAAACAACATCCCTGTGCTCGATGGAAGCGGATTGCTTGCCTCGTCCGAGATTCCGAACAATGCAGCCACCACAACAGGAGATGCAGCGGGGATCACAGGTGGAGTGCTCGGGTCGGTTCCTTATCAGAGCGCTCCGGGTGTCACGGGATTCGTAGCGCCGAACACGTCTGTAACGATTCTCTGCCTGACGGAACAGGGAACTGGCACGGTAGGCGCTGCTCCGGTATTTGGCTCTTGTTCAGGCTCAACGTCAGTTGCGTTCTCAGCAATCACCGGATCGACCAATACAAGCGCTGCGATGTTAGTTGGAACCGGGGCAAGCCTCGACTTCACCGGCTCTGGAACCATCGACGCGAACAAGATCAACGCTGCTGTGGTCCCGACATCGGCCACCATCGTAGGGACGAATGGGAGCAAGCAGCTTGTAGACGCCTCATCAGCAACGCTGACCAACAACACAAGCGGTAACGCTGCTACAGCAACCGCGCTTGCCGCGGCTCCTTTCAACTGCGCTACAGGTCTAGCTCCGACAGGTGTCGACGCCTCTGGCATAGCTAGAAACTGCACAGCCTACGTGCAGACCATCTGTAGCGGACAAATCGCACTGAGCACTGCCCCGATCCCTTTGGGTGGAACCTTCGACAACACCGCTGCGTGCACCAACGCGCTGACGACAGATAGCGTGATCTATACGCCCGCTTCTAATGCAAGCCTCGTTAACGGTTATGCACCGACACCGATAGGCAATCTACTGACGTTATATCCATGGGTGTCTGCTGGAGTTCTCCACATTACCCAAGGCAACAACGCCGGCAATGCCGGAACAATCACACCGGGAGCGATCACGGTCAATTATCACGTTTTCAGGTAAGGAGACAACATGGCGCAAGCATCCTCCGCTTCACCTTCATCTCGCACCGCAGGCCGGTTCGTTGCTGCGAACTATGGCCAATGGACGCTGAGTGTCTTCAGCTTTCCTACCGGAACGGGATCGTTGCAGTTCTCGGTTGTCTCGCCTCTTGCCGTGTTGACGGACGGGCGCCAGATCATTCCGTTTAACACCAATGCTCCCATCTTTGTGGGCACCGAACAGGTCACTCCTTCGGCGGTGGTTCGCTCGTCTTCACAGCCCGGGGGCTACCTGATCACTGCTACTTTCTCAAACGCTCATGGCGCAGGCGAGACGGTGCGCTCGGCAACCTTCGGGTTGCAGGAAGGGCTGAACGATGCGAATACCTCAGGTGGAGGCGCGGTTGTCATTGACTCGGCCTGGGTCGCTCTAGGCGGAACGACTGCTATCAAGAACGCTGCGACCATACCCAGCGGCACAGGGATTGAGGATGTGCGCACCGGAGCGGCTTCGGGAAGCGGAGGAACGGTAACCAGCGTTTCAGTTGTAACAGCAAACGGCTTCTCAGGCACCGTAGCGACCGCCACGACAACCCCTGCCATTACGTTAGCTGCGACTACCCAAGCTACTTCGGACAACACAACCAAAGTGGCAACCACAGCCTTCGTTCACAACGCGATTACCGGCGCGCCTTTGGTCCTTTACAGCGCGGCCGGCACGCCCCTTCCTGCCGCATCAGGGCCGCTTACAGGGACCGTTCTGGTGGTCAGTGATGCGACCACGCCTTCCTATCTCGGGGCCTATGTGAGTGGCGGGGCAATCGTCTGCAGTGTGATTTGCACAGGCTCGGGCTGGGTTACGTGCTGAAAGAGGAAACATGCGAAAGTTACTAGCTCTTCTGTTTCTCGGATTCTCGGCAGTGGCGATGGCGCAGACCTCCATCGTTACCGTGTCGTCTGCTCCTTCGGGAGCCTGTTCCGGCAACCCCGCGATTGAGTTTGTGCTGCTCACAGGCGCGCAATATGTGTGCAACACCACATGGCAGTTGGTGCCTGGCGGCGGAATCACTGGTTTGAATCCGGCTGTCTTTCTCACGTACCCCGTCTACCCTCCCGGCACGGTCACTTCGACGCCTTCAGGTTCAGGCGGAACACTCGCAGCCGGAAGCTACTTCTTTGAGGTGACGGCGCTCAACGGCACCGGCGAGACGATTGCAAGCCCTGAAGCAACAACGACCACTTCAGGAACGACAAGCTCAGTTGCGCTGGCATGGACAGCGATCACCGGAGCAACGAGTTATCGCGTTTACTGGTCAACGACAACCGGAACAGAGGGCCACTATTTCACCACGGCCACCAACTCCTACACCATGACGGCGACGGGCGGAACGGCAGTGGCTCCTCCGCTCCAAAACACCACAGTTGACCTCGGTGCAGAAATCAACGCGGCAAATACAACACTGGTAGCGGCGGGCGGGGGTACCATCGTGCTGCCGAACATCTCTGCCAACATCGCAACGACAGCGACGATCAACGGCTCCTATGTGAGCATCCAAGGCTGGGGCATCAGCGTTAGTAATCTAACCTGCACAGTGGCGGGAGACTGCCTTGTTATCAATGTCACAGCAGTTCAGCCCGCAGGCTTTCCAGCGAGCGTGGCATCGGGATTCCACATCACAGGCAACGCAGCGAGTGGGCAGATTCCGATTCATACAAACAATCTGCGTGGATACACGATCGACAACGTTCATCTGGAAGGAAGCGGAACATCATCTCCCTGCCTGCTTCTCGAAAACACCAATGCATGGGTCGAGGAAAACACCATCAGCAGGTTCTACACCGGAAGCACTTGCTTTGCCGGAATTGAACTCCTTCAGGATAACGGTCTCGCGACACGGTCTTTCGGGTACAACAACATCGATCTGTTTGCGAACGTGACCTCAGGACATTACGGAATCTACATCCCGAATAACGGCGCTTCTCCAACCGGCCAACTCTACAACGGCTCAATCAGCATCCGTGGCGATGCTGCAGGCGGAACGCTCTTCTACAACCACTCGATGACGGTTGGTGATGTCAGCTATACCCCTGAAGACATCAACATGAATGTCGAAGGCAGCAGCGGGCAGATGTGGGACGTTACCGCCTTCCCGTTCTACTTCACTAGTTCCAAGGGGTTATATGCTTCGTCTGTCCCGCAAGGTACATCGTATTCGAGCAGCTTCTACGGCCCGACAGGCTCTTACTTCACTGCAAGCTCCTACGACAACTCTTTCACTGGAATTCCCGCGCTGTCTGCGAAATGCCAGAACATAACCTCGACATCTGCCTGCAACTTGTTCATCGGGCGCGATTCCAGCAACTACGACAACGGCATCCTCGCGTTCTATTACAACGGAGCAAGTTCGACAGGCAACGAACTGTTCGCGAAAGTCTTCAACGCCCCCAATATTGGATGGGCGATTGATGGGACGGGTGGGTTCTATTTGCCGGGCGTGCTAAGTGCAGGTGCCCTCGCCACAGATGGCACTGGGAAAGTCATTCCCGGAACATCGTTCTCTAACCCCATGACAACTCTGGGTGACACGATCTACGGCGGCGCGTCGGGAGCAGCAACCAGACTCGCAGGGCCTACAACGACAGGCCACACATTTGCGCTCACCGATGTCCCGAGCGGTGGGTTGGCGGTTGCGCCGACATGGACGGACCTTGCAACTTATCTTGCATCTCCTCCTGCCATCGGAGGCACGGCGGCCGCGGCCGGAACATTCTCTGCACTGACCGATTCGGCACTGACTTCTGGAAACTGCGTCCAAGCCACTACTGGCGGATTGCTGACCACTACGGGGTCTGCGTGCGGCACATCGTCAGGCACCGTGACGACTACAGGAAGCCCTGCATCGGGTGACATTGCAGCGTTCTCTGGCGCATCCTCAATCACCACCGCTACAGCAACTCAAGTCAACACGCTCATCAAGACGCTGACCGGATGCAACACGGCATCGAATGTCTACACCCCTCAGGGAGCAGATTGTGTTGCCCAAACAGGCGGCTATCCGACCGCGGAAGTCCATACCGCCTCGACATCGGCTTCGCTGGCCTTCACAACTTGCATTACCAGTTCCAATCGCGATTACCAGTTGCGCTTCTCTGACCTTCTGCCCGCGACCACTTCACAGAACCTCTTTGTGCAGGTGTCCACCGATGGCGGCTCGACATGGGACACCACCAGCGGCCACTACATCAACGGTGCTATGCAGGTTGGAGTCAATCAGTCTCTTGCTCCGACAGGGTTCTCGCAGAGCAATGGAATCGGCTTTTATGTCGGAGGGTTTGCGTCAAGCTCCACCGGCGTAGTGAACGGGACGATGACCCTTTTCAACCTGTTCAACAGCACCGCATCGAAGCACGCGACATTCCTGATGTACGGAGATGGAAGCCCGAACAGCGTTGCTGATACGGGCGGTGGCGTCTACACGCAGACAGCCGCTGTCAATGCGATTCGGGTCATCTCGGGAAGCGGAAACCTCACCAGTGGCACCGTGACATGCCAACCGCTTCCGTAACCGGGGAACTAGTGAATGGATAGCCAAATGACATACGCGAGAATGCCAATCACGACGATTGCCCCGAGGACCCAAGGGATCGCTTCTGTGCCCATCGCATCTTCAATCATGCGGGCCAGTATACTACTCGCCGTCCTCCTTCTGCCTCTACAACTTTTGGGGCAGACGACCGGCATCCTCGCACCCTCCCGCGTGACCGACTTCAGCTATGCAGGCATCTCCGGAGGAATCCCATCAGCTTCGTGGACCCAGTGCGTCAATACCCAGTGCGCAGCAGTAACCACAGCAGCATGCTCGGCCACAGCCTCGCAGATGAATGCGGCCCTCCAGAATGCGCCTGACCATACTTACGTCTTGCTCCCCGGAACCGTAGGGACTCCCTGTCATTTCAGCTTCACGGCAGCGCAGATCAAGTTCACCAAGGGCAATGTGGCGATTCGAGGCGGAGGTGCGAATGCTACGTTTCTTGCCTTCTCGGGGAATGGCGTCGGCTGCAACGGCAATACCTCCGTCTTCTGCGCAGAAGGGGACACCTCGCAATACTGGGGCAGCTACGTCGCGAAGAACTGGCTGACAGGCTTCGCGCAGGGCGCAACGTCGATCACCTTGAGCGATACAACAGGCCTCACTGCCGGAATGCTCATTGTCCTGAATCAATGCGATACCGGGCGCAGCGGATCTGGATGCTCAGGCACGGAAACCGACAACGGCAATGCCTTCAACTGCGGCGACCAGTACACCGGAACAGGCTGCTCTCAGTCTGGGCCTGACGGAGGCAACGGAACCCTCTCCCGCTTCATGAACGAGACGCACACAGTTCTGTCCGTCTCGGGAACCACCGTGACCCTGGCTGAACCACTCTCTCATCCGAACTGGGCCTTGGGCCAGAGTCCACAGGCCTGGTACATCGCGCCCATCTCAAACATCGGCATCGAAAACATGTCGATTGACGGCTCTGGTTATTGCGCGAGTCACGTTCCAAGCTGCTCAGATTACGGCTTCTGGGGTGTCGAGTTTGTGAACGCATCGAACGTCTGGGTAACAGGGACGCGCTGGACGAACAACTACGGCCATATCATTCAACTCTCGGACGTTTCGCACGCCATCGTGCAATCGAACTACTTCTTTGAAGAACAGTACTCGGACGACATGGGCGTTGCGATCACGAACTCCAGCTTCCTTGAAATCGACAACAACATCTTCGAGCAGCAGCTAGTCGGAGTTGTCTGCGAAGGGCCATGCTCGAACACGGTCGTTGCGCATAACCTTTTCATCGGCAACTGCAACCTCCAGTACAACGACAGAAACGGAACCTGTTCAGACGGGCTTGGAAGTGCCATACGGCCGCACTCGAACGGCACCGATGAAATGCTGATTGAAGGAAACATCGGCACCCAGTTGGACATGGACAAGGATCACGGCTCCCACCTCTTCAACACCTTCTATCGAAACTTCCTGACCGGATGGGAGAACTGCGGCATCAACCAAGGCGCTACGCTCTCTCTCTGCGGCACAGCAGGAGTCAAGGACTTCCTGACTAACACTCTTGTTCTGGCTTCGCTCCAAGGCCGCTATGAAGCAGCGGTGAACAACGTCCTCGGAACACCGGGCTACCACACGACCTACCAGTACACGACAGGCCTAGATAACCACGCCGTCTATGACGTGGGCGCAAGCTATGGCAGCGCCGGACCAACGCCTGTACCTGACGATCCGATCGTCGGCACAACTTTGATGCGCTGGTGCAACTGGGATGTGGTTCACGGCTCGGTTCAGTGCAACAACTCAGAGGTTCCGTCAGGCATCAGCGTTTACCCGAATTCCGTACCCACGGTCTGCACTGCCGGAACTTTGGGCACCTGTCCTGCATCGTTCTATCTTGCTTCGAAGCCTTCATGGTGGACCAGCGGTGTTCCATATCCCGCGATCGGCTCGGATGTGACGGGCGGCAACATCGGGCAAGTTTCAGGAACGCTCAATACGGCAGGAAAATACAACGGCTCTCCTGCGCTTACCGGAAGCGTGTGGGCTGGAAGCTCAGTCTCGGTCGCATGGGGCGGCCACGTCAACGCAAACCCCGCGGCGAATTGCTACTTCAACAAAATGGGTGGAGATCCTGCAGGCGCGGGCTCGGCGCTGAATTTCAATGCGAGCGTCTGCTATCCCAGTGGCGGCCCGACTCCAGGGCCTCCCTCAAACCTCGACATCATCGTTCTTCAATGAAAGGATTTCGATGAAACTCCTCCGCAACCTCATCCTTTCCGGGCTGGCGCTCTCAGCCTGGTACGCGCAAGCCTCGAGCATTCTGTGGACGTGGACCGCCCCGACCACCGGCGCGACGGCTGTAGCCTACAACGTCTACCAGGCCAATGGCACGTGTGGAAGCACTGGGCTGACTTACGTCAAGATCGCCTCTGCCGTTTCAACAACAAGTTTCACGCAGACCGCGATTCCGACTGGAACTACCTGCAACTACGTCACAGCAATCTCGGCGGTCGGAGTGGAGGGACCGCCATCCGCTACCTTTCAATTCGACACTTCAGCACCAGGGGCACCAGGGGCATTCAAAGGGACGTATCAGCCGTAAGTGATTTGAGCGCAGTTGAGCATTTGCGCATTTTGCACCAAAAGGAGAAGTTGCCTTGACTACGAGCGACGGGGAGCTGGCGCGAAAGGTATCAAAAATGTATGTCGACATGTACGAAGGTCAGGGCAGGGAAAATCCCCCGATCACTTCACGCCTTGCCTTGCTGGAGGAATCGGTGGACAAAATCAACTCGAATTTAAGCAAGATGGTTTGGCTTCTGTTGAGCATTCTAGGGGCCGCAGTGGGAAACATCGCGTTACACATCGCAGGCAAATAAATTGGGCCTCAAGTCGTTCAAACGTTGTCCGCAGTGCGGCTTTCAG